TATGGCTCCGCCTCCTATGGCTCCGCCTCCTATGGCTCCGCCTCCTATGGCTCCGCCTCCTATGGCTCCGCCTCCTATGGCTCCGCCTATGGCCGGAATGCAACCAGAATTAGACCCTGCCATTTTAGAGCAAATGCTCGGTAGTGCTTCTCAACAAATGAATACCATCGACAACGCTGCCGACGCCACAACCATGATTAATGGTATGCGAGGCGACGAACTTCCTCTGGAAGCGCGGTACGCGGAACTCGCATTAATTGTCGGCCCTGAAGACGCCAATGCTACACCTGAATCGGTTCTTACTTTGATACAGCCTGTCCTGCAAATTGCGGCGGTTGACCAAGGAATTGGCGGATTAGCGGAACAACAAATGATGACCCCGATTGAGGGTCCGATGGCAGAGGGAATTATGTCTACTGTCAATATGGGTGCCCCGGAGGGTCCCGACTCTGTAAATTTTAACCAAGGAGGTGCCGTTCAGTACATGCAGGCGGGTGGCCCTCCAGTACCCAACATAGCGGGACGTCAAGGAGAGATTTTTAGAGAGCAGCAGTCTTTATACCAGTCTTTACTTAACCCTGCGGACGAAGCAGCGGATTTAGAAGAACAAACGAATTTAACACAGGCGCAAATGTTATTTGATGTCGCTCAAGGGGCTTTAGCGTTTGCTTCGCCCGGTGATCGTCAAATGAGCCCTGCGGAGCGTTTGGCTCAATCCTTTACGCCTGTTCTAGGAAACATTGGAGCAAGAGCAGGGGAGCTTGGTAAGTTCAAGCAGGCCCAAAAAGCTCAGACAAAACAGATGGACATGGCGGCCTTACAGGCGGCAGGGTCCTTGTACGGCGCTGAAAGAGGTGCCGCGCTTACTGAAGAAAACAAAGATATTGGTGAAGTTTTCCAGACCACGGTTACAAATGAAGACGGCACAGTGACCACGACCACGGGACCTTTGACTCGCGGCAGTTACGCGGACCTGCAAACTAAGCATGGTGCCGGAAACGTGAACATCAGGGAGATTGCCAAGCCTACTAACGTTAGTCAGAAGGCCGAAAACCTTATGATTAATGGTGGTTTCGTTGCTGCTGTGCCGGGAACGCCGGGTTACAACGCTCTAATTGCAAAGGGTGCTCTGAGCATGGGCGACGTACCTACTTCCGCTATCACCAGCCGGAAGCAATACACCATCCCAACCGATTTAACGATTGGGGATAAAACGTATGCGGCGGGAACGTCTCCTTTCTTTAGTGAGTTTGAAGCTGCTCAGATTTTTGCCAGCTTTGGTAATGACGCTTTGTCTGAATACGTTAAACCGCTAACCGACAAAGATTACTTGACCGCATACAATATGACTAAGGCCCAGTTTGATGTGTTATCAACGCGCAACCAGCAGTATATACAGGGTCTCCCTGTTCTGACGGAAAAAGATTACTTCGGTAAGTTCGGCATGCTCAAGAACGATTTCTTGGGCCTATCGCCAATCTCACGTCAAAGATTACTTGGCATTGAGACGGAATACGAGTTTAAGCAGATCAACAATGGCGATAAGATTGATGTCGTTCGTTATGATAAGAACGATCCAAACGTTGCCCCTGTTAGTATCTACAGCACGGATATCCTGCAAGACCCTGAGTTATTCAAATTTACTATGCCTAATGCTGATGGTGTTTCGGTGGCAACCATTGTTGACCTCACTACTGATTCGGGCAAACGGGCACTGGCCAAAGTTAACGAGCTTAACAAAGCGACTCCCGGCTCTGCTGTTATGCAGAAACTGGGTACGGAAAGTTTTGTGTCGAAAACCTTCTTGATTCCGGATTCTACCGAAGGTGGTGGCGCAGAAGTGCGTATGTCCTTCGACGGTGGTCAAACTTATATTGGATCGGATGGCCTTCCAAGACAGCTTCCACCTAATGCGTTTGAGCTTAGTAACACTATTTCTAACGATGTTTACCGTAAGGAAAAGGTACGTTCTTCAGCTAAAGATTGGTTGGAACAGAACGACCAAGGTGTTGTTGGCGGAATGACTACGCCACAGGGAAGCGGAATTTCGCAACCCTCGAATAACGCAGACAAAGCCCTTGTAACAGACACTTTGCAGCAAGTTCGCAACGGTACAGGTTTCTGGTCAGGTTTTAACTCTGCCGTAAACGCCGTAGCGGGTGGCATAATTGCCCCTAAAACTTTCTCGGAAATGTACCGAGATACGGAAGAAGGTAGACAGTACGTTCAGATCATTCGCGTAATGGGTCGTTCCGCTCTAGCCTCGTCACCAAGATTTGCGGTTGCAGACTTGCAGGCTACGGAAGGATTGTTCCCGAGTGAAGAAAAGCTGTTCCGTAACCCTGTCTCTGAAGCAAACAAGCTGTCCTTGTTAGTGGATGCGCTCAATAACGAGGAAATACGTCTGCAAACCCTTAGAGCGTCAGAAGTTCCACAAGACGCTACTGTTTTAGCGGTCGCGTCTCAAAAGCTTCAAGAAATTGCTCGCTTAAAAGAGCTTCTTGGTCCAGTATTGATTAAAGGTGGCGGCCAAGCCACGGAAAACAGTATCTCTGGTGCAAAAGAACTAATGAGAAGAAAGGGAAGGTAATGAACCCCGTTAATATCAAACTTAATGAAACCACTCCTGACGACACAATAGTTGAGGACATGAACCCAGTTAATATCGGGCTTAATGAAACCACTCCTGACGACACCACTCCTGACGACACAATAGTTGAAGCGGTAGACATGCCCCCTGTTGTAGCTGTTGCAGAGGCACTGGGTGCTTTCCGGCTAAGTTTTTCGCCACAAGAGTTTTCGGACCTTTGGGCAACTTATACGGAAGCAGCTAATGCCCCGCAATCTACGTTTAAAACACCGGCACAAGGTTTTGCCTCAAGCTTGGTAGACACGCTGGTGTTTGATCCTTTTTACGAAGGTAAAATGGACTACAACTCGCTTCGCATGGGCACCGCGCCTATCTTACAAGAATTGGGCATTGACGGCGGTCTATCTGACGCGCAAATTATAGAAGTTTTTGCAGAAGACGAGGAAGGCAACGATATTATTGCTGATCCCTCGTTTTTTGAAGGACTAAAAAGACGTAGTTTGGGCGCAGCAGGTGGTACAGGCGGTTTCTTTACCGGGATGAAGGCAGGTGCCGCTTTAGTTGTGGGAATTCCACCCATAACCCCTTGGACCGCTGCCGCTAGATACGGTGTCCCTATAATCACAGGTGCCATCGGCTATATTGCAGGTAGTGAAGCGGGTGACGAAGTTACCGAAGCCGTAATGGGCCGAGAGCCTATTGTAGTGCCGGGCCAAGGTTCTGCTGACTACAAGGCCGGTAAAGCGGCGGCTGATGCAATAAGTTTCACGATTACCCCGTGGATGGCTCCTGTAAGAGGAGCTAATTTGGGCGGACAAATTGCTATGAATAATATAAAAGTTCATGCACAAAAGTTTATGGGCCCTACACTACCGGGCTCTTTCAAAATACCCCTTTCTACTCGAGGTGTGACTAAAGTAGAAAGTATCATAGGTGATATGGGAACTTTAGCGCGAACAAACCCTTTCAAAACGGCTTTTATAGAAGGGACGGCGGCTAGTTTAAGTGTGAAAGGCACTGAAATAGCGGAAACTATTACTCCGGATAACCCTTGGGTCCGATTTGGGTTTGAAACAGTAGGCGGATTGTCTGGCGCGGTGGCGGCGGACCTTTCGGCAAATCGAGTACCCCAAGTTTTAAAATGGGGTGGGCGCGGTGTTTACAATATTTTTAATAAGTTGCGTGGTAGGGAAAATGTAGACGACATGCAGTTAAGATATGGCATCTCAGAAGAGGAGGTAAGGACTGCCGGAAACTTTATTACAGAGCAACTTGAGAAGAACGCGGAAAACCCTGCAGAAATACTAAGGATACTAAATGATCCCTCTTTTAACAAGTGGCTTGTTGACGAAAGTGGTAACCAGATAGAACTGGACCCTGCTACTAGGGCCGCAAGTATTACGTTATTGTCTTTACAGAACCAATTTATTGACGCGGCCCCCGGTGCTTTTAATGCAGATGCGGGCGCTAAGATGAAATCGTCGGTAGACGCTTTACGCCGCGCTTTGTTGGCGATGTACGCGGACGGTTCTAAAGAATCTCTTAGTGATGCTGCTTTAGTTCAGACTAGCTTATTTGAGGCTGTGTTAGATTCAAAATTGGCTATGGCTTTCCGTAATACCCAAGAAGCGATGCGTCAAGTAAGACCCCAAGGGGACGATGTTGACCTTCAAGCGGCGGAGAATATATTTACGTTGATAGGCGGACAATATACGGCAGGTCGCAATGAGGAACAACTTCTTTGGAGAAAAGGCGCACAGGATGTCGAAGTTACCTCTTTTATTAACGAGGATGGCGTAACACAAAGTACGCCTAATTTTATTTCTAAATGGAATGAACTTCTAGGTAACGAAACCCCTGAAATACGGGAGTCGATCATTAAAAAAGACGACTTAAGCATCTTAAATAGTTTTGTGATACGGAAGACAGAAGAGCTGGGGTTAGCCCCTGAAGTACCCCAAGCCCCTGAAGTACCCCAAGCCGCTAAAGAAATTATTGGCGTAAACGCTAATGAGTTATTTAGAACCCGTGGTAGGGCTTTGGCTATGGCAAAAAGATTGAATGCAGCGGGTTTCAGCGAGGAAGCGCGGATAGCTAATGAAATGGCGGATGCCATGCTGTCTGATTTAAACAGCTTTGGCATTGGCTTAAATCAGGCATACGACACTGCGCGTAGCTATTCTAAAGCATTTAATGACGTTTTTACTCGGGCGTATGCAGGGGAAGTTTTAGGCACAAAGAAAAACGGAGCACCTAAAATACCTGTAGCAACTATGGCGTATACCCTGATGAAAGGCGATGCGGCATTTATGCGAACTGCGCAATTAGACGGTATAGCTAAATTCCAAGTAACTCAATCTTTAACCAATTTGTTGCGGTCAGATAACCCTGACTTTCCCGAACTAGCGGACATAGGCGAAACTTTACTAAAAGATTTTAACGCCAATGTTGACCCGCAATCTATGGTTTTGGACATGGTTTCGATGCGGGCATGGTATGGTAGAAACGAAGAGTTAATAAAGTCAGTCCCTAACCTGAACACTCGTATTAGTGCCGCAATGAACGGGTCTGTTCAATTGCGTAGTGCGGAAGAGACACTTTTGCGTACAATACGAGCTAATACGTTAAATCCAGATGGAACGCTAAATGTTGGCGCATTGTCCAATTGGAGAAATAACGTTAATAACGAAAGGTTGTTGGATGTATTTCCGTCTCTTAAAGCAGACTTGGACAATGTAGACAAAGCTGCAAATTTACTGACTCAAACAAAAAGAGACAATAAAGCTGCGGACGTAGCTGAAAGAAACGCCGTTGGTTTGTACGAGCTATTACCCAACAAAACCTCAAATGCCGCTACGGCGATTGCTTTAGCTATTTCAAGTGCTAACCCAAAACCGTTCAACGACATGAACCGACTAATGCGGTTGATTACAGATGTTGGGGAAGACGGTTTTAGTGTCAGTGCTAAAAACAGCCCAAACACTGGAAAAACGTGGACTCAAGCAGACCTTAAAGAAGGGATGCGAACTGCCATCTATGACACGGTGTTTAAAGCCGCAGCAGACGGTAAATTATTTAATTCTGCTGCCGCCTACAATAGGTTATTTGCAAAACACCCTAATGCGGACATTTCCATTGCAGAATGGATGCAGTCAAACGATCTTATAAGCGCAGACCAGCTCAAAGACACTCAGATGTTCTTGCGTAAGATGGGTGAAATCCAAGCCTTTACCATGTATGCCAAACCGGGCCAATTGGACGCTTTTTACCAAGATATCGGCGAGGGTATTAAAATCGTGGCTGCTATGGGTGGTTCCGTTGCTGGTACAAGCCTTCGCCAGTTTTTGGGTGGCGGTGATTCTGGTGACCTCATCGCCTCGGGCCGTGGTGCGTCGCTTGGTCAAAGATTAGCCAACAAATACTTGGCCGTTTTACCTCAATCTTTACAAGCAAGTCGAGTAGCCACCATTTTACAAAACGAAACATTACTTAAACAGGTTCTTAAAGCAGGGCGGACTGATCGCGAGAAAAATGCACTGGTGGCGCAGTTAGAACAAATGTTTATAAACAACTATATAGTATCCCCTATTCGTAGAGGCGGCGGTGAAGTCATGCAGACTTTAACCGACGAATACTCTAGGGATGTAAATGGTGAAGTAATTCCACCCGCCGACGTTCCCACAGCAAGCGGAGGGAATATCCCCACTACGGTTACACCTAGCGTTGCGCCGGTAACGGTAACTCCCATAAACTCTACGCCAGTTGTACCTAGTGGGGTTACCCCTATTCAAAACCCTAACACTTCGGTTAATCCATCACGGACAAGCGCCCAGACAACCCCGATTTCCTATTCAGGACCCGTTGACCGAGCTAGGTTTGCAGCTCTCTTTCCAGAAGATCGTGAATTATTAGGTATAGGTAGTTTGATGGGAAGTGCTCCGTAATGCCACTTTTTGCTCTATATAGCGGGCGTCTAAATATCTACACCGCAGACGAAACCGACCGTCGATGACGGTCTATTAAAGATGCCTACAAAAAAACCCGCAAAAGGCAAAGCAAAAGTTAAAGTAACTTCTTCCGGCAAAAAGGTTAGTTACGGACAAGCCGGAAAGGCTAAAGGCGGTGGTCCCAGAGTTCGTGCAGGTACCTCAAAAGGCGACAGCTACTGTGCAAGAAGCCTTGGCATAAAGAAAGGGCTGTCTAATAAGAAACAAAACGACCCAAACACTCCCAACAATTTGTCACGAAATCGTTGGAAATGTTCAGGCGCAAAGTCTAAAAAGTCGTAGTTACCTCAACCAGCTCTTAGTGTCTTCGCCTAGAACCTGACCCGCAACATCAATCTTGTTGCGTAGGGCTTCTAGTATTTTTTCGTCAATCGTTCCCGGCGAAACTAAATCAATATACGTTACCCTGTTCGTCTGACCAATCCGGTGCGCCCGGTCCTCGGACTGCAATCGTATCTCCAAGTCATAACTATTACTGTAATAGATGACCGTGTTAGCCTCAGTCAAAGTAATGCCATAACCGCCTGTCTTGGGCTGTCCCACAAAGAACCGCAACGGGTTTTTCGGGTCTTGGAAATCGTTAACAATCTCCTGACGTTTGTCTTGAGGTGTCTCCCCATAATAGGTTGCGACAGAATCTGGCCCGAAACGGTCGCGCAGGGTAGTTACTATTTGTTGGAGGTCGTGTGTATACGTCGCCCAAATAATGGCTTTCCCCTGTAACTCTTCTACCACGTCCAAAAGCTCATTTAATCGGTTGTTCTTTATAAGCTGTATTGCACCATTGTCAGGCATTAAGTGACCGCAGCAAATCTGTTGAAGGCGCATGATCTGAGTTAACACGCTGGCCGTGGTCGCCAGTTCGCCACTCTCAAGCTTGGCCAACGCTAACTTTTTCATCTGCTGGTATAACTTTTCCTGTTCGGGAGTCAGTTCCACGTCTCGCCGAAGGTACACCTTGGGAGGCAGGTCTAAGCAGTCTACTTTTAGTACCCGGTTACTGAAGCTGTCTAACTTTTCAGAAAGTTCGTCCAAACGACGGTAACCCATGATTTGTTGAAAACTGCGGTGCCCCATGGTCCGTTGCTGAATGTTGGCGTACCGAGCTTGAAACGCATAGTAAGAATTAAAGCCCAGCGACTTCTCTTCAAGAAACCCGCACTGACTAAATAAGTCCATTGGGCTTTTTGTAATGGGTGAGCCTGTTAATATGCGGCGATACTTAGACCGTTTCCGTAAGGACATAATGCTCTTGGTCCTAGCGGCCTTGCGGTTCTTTATCGTCGTTGATTCGTCCACTATCACCATGTTGTCAGGGTTTTGATAAAGAAAAGCAGTGGCCGCGTCAGACCCCCTAACACTAGAAAAAGCTTCAACGTTTATGACAAAAATCTTTAAAAAGGGATCCTTATCAACAATGAAATCCAGAAGCTCTTCCTCGAAACGCTTAGTCTTAGCAGGGGTCCAGCGGCATATCTTGCGAGGGATGCGTTTAGGCAAATGGATAGGTATCTCACCCTTGATCCAGTTGTCATATACCCCTTTGGGCGCTATAATCAAAGCCGCTTTTAGTTTCCCCGCCTCATACAACACCGCCATCGTATCGATAGCAACCTTGGTTTTTCCCGTGCCCATTTCCATAAACAGCGCGTAGTATTCCGCAGACCACGAGTCTTCCAGCGCAACTCGTTGGTGGTCATAAGGCATAGTTTCGTAGTTATAGTCCTGCATAATTTTACTACTTTCTTGCTGTGTTAAATCCATAATATTACCCTTAAAATTGTCCTTGTTTTTTTTACAATTTAGGTTTGCCCGTCTCGGTGTATATTATAAAGAGACTCTAATTGAGTGCATTTCACCGCATTTGACGGGGCTTCGCTTATTACGAACCAAAATCAGTTCGGCATCTGGGCCAGCTCCATGCTTAAACTTTATTTATCTTTTTCTATATTAGTTGGTAAAGTGTTTTGATTGTGGCTGGCAAGGAATCGAACCTTAATATCATCTAAGTATTTACCAAATATCACAAGCCTGAATCGAACAGGAATACCGTCAAAATTTACCAAATACAACCACAATCAAAACACTCTAATTGAGTGCATTGCCTGTTTGATTTAAAGCCATTTCAACACCTCCTCAAGTTCTGGGGACTCCCACTCTTTCCAACTCATTTCTTGTTCTTCTTCACGTTCCATTTGTGCTTCCCTTAAATAGTTTGCTTTCCCACCGACACACTGCGTTAATATGCGTGTGGCGTGTAGTCGGTCTGACCATACCTATTTTTTCAATCCATCCTAGAGTTTGTAGAGAGCGTATCATTGCTCCCCAAACATTGTGGTGGTAGGGATCAGCCATCCCTTGGGCTCTGCAAAAGGCACAAATCTTACCGCCTTCAACAAAGTGGTGTTCTGAGAGATACTTAGCAGCGTTACGATAGTAACCAGCTTTCCAGTCGTCGTCTGCATGTATAAAGGCCCTGTCTATCTCAGCCTTTATAAATTCAAACCGCATTTGCGGGGTGTCTCGCTGCTTCATAAGTCATAACTCCTTGTGGCGTCTTCAGCGTCAACGATAAATAGGTTTTGTTTCGTTCGTGTTAAACCAACGTAAAACACTCTGTGCATATCATCCGGGTTAACCCTCATTTCGTTATCGGCGGCTGGACTAAGGTCAGTGAACAGCACAACGTTATCCGCCTCACCGCCTTTTGACCCGTGGATCGTGGAGGCTGTAATACGGGGTATGCCATTAAATTTCTCGCCCCGTCGCAATAGTGCCGTGATGTACGCTCGGTCCACTTCGGGCAGTTTGTCCATTGCTTCTGACCATATCATGGTCTTTTCCGCTTTCAACCCGTAGCTATCTATCAGGGTTCCCATGGTAACAAGGTCATGATCATTGATGCCGGTTAGCTTCTTATAGCCCCTTAACACTCGGGTGCCGGTAGACATAAAACTGTATATCTTACGTGCTACTTCCCCCGAGATTGCTTTGCCTTTGCGCAACTGCTCCCACCCATTAACCGCTTCAGATAGCTTCTCACTAATGCTCCTATGGCCACGGTAGTTGAACAGGTAACCACTTGACTTTAGCTCACCAGCCACCGGCTGTAGGTGATACCCGGCTTGAGCTAAGATGAGCCATGATCCTTCGGCCATGTCTAGTGCAGAGATGGTGTTGATCCGTGTGACGTTGCCTAAGTCCTTTTTTGGCTCATAGCTCTTGGGGAATCGACGGGCGATACGGCGCACAACATTCTCGGCGAGGTTGTGGACCCGTTGAGGAACACGATAGGACTGAGACAAGGTTTCAGACCCACCGGGTAAGTTAATAAAGTGGTCCACGTCTGCGCCTGCCCACCGATAAATAGCTTGGTCATCGTCGCCTGCACAATACATTTTTTTAGAATGCCGGTCGATAGCGTGAGCTAGTTCCCATTGCAGTGGACTTAAATCTTGTGCCTCATCTAAGAAACATAGATCAAAGTCAGGGCAAAAGTTATCAGCCCCTTTAACAAACTCCGCCAACATGTCCGTGAAGTCATAAAACCCCATGCTTTCTTTGTACTCTCGGAGACATTTATCAACATAGTTGACAGTGTTCCAATCGGGCTCAAGATTGCTTTGGTTGTACTGCTCTCTTAAAGGGACCTTTCTTAAACGGGCTAGGTTAATCAGCCCGAGTATAGGATCGTTACTGGCAACCATAGAGGGGATGTCGTCATCAAAACTACCTGCTTTTGTCCCGCCGAGCGTGACACCTATTGACCGACTTAACTCTTTGAAGTGAGACTCTTGCATCACTTGCTCGGGTCTAATGTCTGTCATTGTTAGGGCTAGTGAGTGCAGTGTTCGGAAGTAGATTAGGTCTTTTTTAGGGTCCAGATTAAATCGAGCTGCGGCACGTTCTTTTGCTTCGTTGGCTGCTTTCCGTGTAAAGGCTAGGAAAGCAATGCGGTGCGGATGTGTACCCGCTTCTAAGGCTTCATCTACCATGTTCAACAACGTGGTGGTTTTACCTGTTCCCGGTGGTCCAAATATCCTAAACATCTGAAATCCTTTCGGCTGCTGTCATAAGTATGTCGGCCAAACCTACTGCCGAAATTTTACGGTCTTCCGTCTCCATGTCAGCTTCCATTGCAATACATTCCAACAATTCAGCAAGATGCTTATTACTCAAATCGTCTGGAATCAGGCCAAACCATGGTTTGTCTTTAAATTTGTGCATCCTTCCTTTTCTCCCTGCTATAAATCTGTTGGACTCTCTGCTTAGAGATGCCAAAGTATTTAGCGACTGCCGTCATCGTCATAAGATCATTGTCAATCATCTGAATGATCTCCGCATTACGGCGTTTGCTATATTCTTCAAAAGTTAACTCGACCATTAGAAAGGTGCTCCCTGCTGATTTCCGAACTTGGGTGTATCAATTTCAATGTCGGAAGAGTTAAATGACGGTATTTGCCAAACTCTAACGGCGCGGCCTTTAATCTTAAGCACTACGCTGGAGCCGTTTATATCACGTAGGCGTTGAGCAATCCGGTGTGATTTATATTCAAAAAACTTATTCTTTTTCAGGAAATTTTCAAAGTCTTTCAGCCTGAAGTAGGTGACCCCTTGCTCTTCGTCCGTCCAAGGTCGGCGCAACAGTATCTCTTCTTTGTCTTGGGCAACCTGTAGGTGCCTGCAAAATTCCTCAAGGTAGTCATAAAACTGACCGCTCGTGCTGGCATCAACGGCGACCTCGATGATGGCGCTTTCGTTCCCCTTCATTTCAGTAAGAAGGGCGCTGATACGACCTTCCCACTGTTGTTTGGCCACGGACTTCGGCATGAAGTTTAGCTGCTCCATACACGCTTTCTGGAAGGTCATTTGGTTCATTAAAGCATCTGTGTCCATTTCCAGCGGTTCGCCGTTCACGTCCATAAACCATACGGGCGGCGTAGAGTTATATTTACGGAGGTTAGCGATGGTTGCCCCTGCGATAGCCGAGCCAACGCCAAACTTACGTGTTCGGCAAAGGTCTTTGTTGCAGTGTGCATTAATGGGGGCATCATTGCATTTGTAGACGTAGTCTTTGCGCTCTACCTGCTTGGCCACCACGTTGACCTCACCTAGAGGTAGTGGAGGGGAGATATACTCCATGTTATAACGAAGTATCTCTGACTCCCAGCTATCGGGGAAGGCTTTCCGCAGGTAAACCCCGATATTGAACAGGCCGTTGTTCCGGCCCCCTTCGCTGATACCCTGTTTACAGAGTATTTGCAGGCAAGGTGGGCCGTCCTGAAGCAGGTTTGTTTCCTCGTCCCCCACCACCTGCAGCTTAACGACTTCTTCTGGGGTTTTAGCGTATTTCTGGTGCAGCACCATAAACTCGTCGAGAGTGGCCGAAGTGCCATCGTCCAAAAAGGCGTATCGCAGCCCGTTTTCATGGTCGTAGTACGGCAAATTCAGAAAATTACCGACGTCGCCCCTGTCTAAATTAAGTTTTATTTGTTTTGGGAAAATCTCGCTCTCGCCGTAGCCTAGTGCAGCGGCCATCGACCGTAGTGCTTTCTGCATATCTCGGGCTTCAGTCCACGAAGTGGTGAAAAGGAAGCAGTGCGCCCCTCCCGATTTAGACCGACATACAACAAGGGGTAATTTCATGCGGCGGATTTTACCCACCAGCAATTTATGGTCTAAGGGGTACTGGTCGATATCGATGCAACCCCACTTACAATTGTTCTCTTCGTTTATAGGCACGATGCCGAGACCGTTGCCTGTGCCGGTTAAGTGGTCTTCCCAAAGCTTCGGTGTCTGAGGCTCGCGAAGAACTCCGGCTTTCCCTTGGGTTTTCCCGTTAGCCCCCGTTTTTTCTAGTTTAAAATAGCCGTGGGCTACTTTCAGACCTTCAAAGATAGACCTGAATTTTTCTAATGACATAGACTGCCCCCATACGGAAAAATAGGCGCGGCACAACGCCCCGCCTAGACACTAGACCACTTGACTAAAAAGGCACGTCGTCGTTATTTAAGTCATCGTCATTCGTATGTTTAACAACAACGGCACCACTCGTTATACTGTTGGCAAAAGCTTTTGCTCTACCGTACAGGCCAGCATCCGCAATGGCACTATCTACCGACATTTCCCAACCGTGCCACGAACCTTTTGAGTTTTCCTCAGAGATTGTTTTTAGGTGGTAAATGTGCGAAAAGCGTGGAGGGGTAAACGGCCCTTTTGATCCGTGCATCGAACGTGACGCCATGATGCTATTCCACTTCCGCGACTTTTTAAGCTGCGTAGATTTCATTGCAATCAAAGCTGTCTCAAACGCTCCGTCTTCCCCAACGAGGACGACGAAGTGCTGATGTGTTTCCTCAATATACTCCCCGCTACCGTCAGCAACATAGTCTTTGTTGTCATCGCTAGACCGAGCTGTTTCTGGACGCACCTCACCGGGTTCATAAATTGCAGTGGGGGCACCGCTCCCCATGCCGCGAGGTGCCCATTGGATGAATCTACGCTGATAAGCACAAGGGATAACTCGTATGCCTTCCTTACCTTTGTAAACTGCCCCGGTTACAGTATTGTAAATATCCCCCTTACGAGCCACTTCATTTTCGTCTAATATAGGGTCATTGCCTGAAAGAACTTTTAGGAAAGGAAGCGCTAAGTCTTCTTGTCCCATGTTTTCCATGCCCCGACCTGCATCGGCTTCAAACATGGATGGATCAAATTCCGCCATTGCGGTTGATTCTTGTTTTGCTACTTGTTTTGCTTGTGTCATTTTACTTTCCTCTCTTAATAACTGCACGTTGACCTACCCAAGCCCCAAATAACTCCATGGGGAATTCCTCTCCTGCCTCACATCTTTCTTTTACGAAAGCACGTAACGTTTGCGGGTGTATCTCGGTTTTCTGTTGTGGTAGAAACCCATGTGTTTCCGCGAACGTAGAAAAGGCGCTTGCTTGATCGTCCTCACCACGGCCAAATTGGCACGAGACAGTATTTTTAATAATGTCACCGTACTGATGGTCACGTAGCCACTCAAAAGCGGTTGGACGGTTTTGAACAAGTATGGAGGCTCCATACGTTTGTTTGACCTCAACGGTAGAACCGTCGTCGAGGGCAAAAGAAGATATACCGATTTCAGCAAGCATTGCAGGCATTTCTTCGTCAGTAAGCTTCTGAAGGTCTTTCTTGTATTCCTTGATAGTTTCCTCAAGGGCTTCAATCGTTACTTCTTTGTCTCTTATTTGGCGGGCCAACTCGGCTACCGTGGTAAGTCCTTGTTGGTCTATCTTCTCAACACTGGTTGCCTGCTTGTTTTCAAAGTCGGCCTCCATCATTTGGGTTAAATCTACACTCATAACTTCTCTCCTTCGTGGTTAAAGGCACCTTTTGGGCCTTGACAAAGGTAGATATTATCTTATATCCTACACATGTCAAGCGGTTTAAAAAAAAAATTAGATAATGTTATAAAGTTAGGGGGGGGGAGGGTAAAAATGAACAAAAAGGAAATTAGATTAAGAAAGATATCTCTAACTAAACTTTTAAGTGATTATTACAAGCTCTAAGTTTAATTTCTTTCCTTTTGTGCCTCCGTGACTTCTCGCCATACTACTGCGTAAGCTAAATCCAAAGGATAGTTATGCTTATCAACTAACCGCTTTACTCTTTTGTCAAATTCACTCATAGCTCACCCTTTTCTTCTGCTGTCAATGCTCGGCAATTATGCCAATCACTAATTTCGCACACATAAGGCGCTTTTGTACTATCCATTAATTTAAATTTATCAAACTTAACTTGGCCATAATCACGCCACACAGCCACAACCTGACCAACTCTAGGCACAAACTTAGGCGGGAAGGCTTGCTCTAATATTGCTTCGCCTATCAGCTCAACCTCGCATTTAGTCACCACTTCAGGGCATTCCATACATCTTATTACCTCTGCTAAATCTTCTCTTGTAATTGAATCAGTCATTATTACTCTCCCATTGATTAACTTCATATTGTTCTTTGCGTTCTTCGTAAGTCAGCTCGTCTTCGTCGTCTTCGTCGTCCCAAGCAGGGTTATATGCTAGTTTCCATTCGTCGTAGTCGCTCATTATTCAGCCTCGTCTATTGCATCACGCAAAGCAAATCGCGCCTTACCAATGCTTGATTCACTTAAATCATCTATTATATTAACGCTACTTCCGTTATGTCCAACTGGAGCCATTAAAGCAATCAACTCAATCAAATCTTCATGGTTAAAATCATAGATCGCTTCAGCGTGGATGTTTTCACCAAAGACAATATCTATCCTTGGAAGTGGTGGTGCGCCAAGTGGTCTTATAGTGTATTCATTCATTT